GTTGCGTATGTTGATAGCATTGCGATGCCAACCACCACTGTCACGGACATCCTCGACGAAGATACCCTATCTTCCGACAGCGATACAGCCCTTGCAACCCAGCAGTCCATCAAAGCCTATGTCGATGCACAAGTCACGGCACAAGACCTCGACTTCCAAGCAGATACGGGCGGCGCACTTAATATTGACCTTGACAGCGAGACTCTCACGTTTACAGGTGGCACAGGCATTGATACTGCTGGTGCAGGTAATGCTGTTACTTTTGCCATCGACTCTACTGTCGCTACCCTCACAGGTTCGCAAACTCTGACCAACAAAACCTTGACAACACCTGTCATCGCCACCATTTCGAACACGGGTACGCTAACTCTGCCAACCAGCACGGATACTCTCGTGGGCAGAGCCACAACCGACACCTTGACGAACAAAACCATCGATGCTGACAACAACACCCTTTCAAACATCGAGGTAGACAATCTCAAGTCAGGCGTCCTCGACACTGACCTAACATCTGTTGCGGCTACTGACACAACCCTCGCCTCTGCAAAGGCCATTAAGACGTATGTTGACGCTCAGGTTACCGCACAAGACCTTGACTTCCAAGCTGACACAGGCGGTGCATTAAGCATCGACCTCGATAGCGAGACCTTGACTTTTACGGGCGGCACGGGTATTGATACATCCGGTAGCGGTAATGCCGTGACGTTTGCAATCGACTCAACCGTTGCAACCTTGACGGGTTCGCAAACCTTGACGAACAAGACCCTTACCTCCCCGGTAATCAGCACGATTTCAAATACGGGTACGGTAACTCTTCCGACAGCAACCACAACCCTCGTCGGACGGGACACCACCGACACCCTAACAAACAAAAGCATCGATGCTTCTCAGCTTACCGGAACCGTAGCCAATGCCCGTCTGGATGCAGAACTTCAGGCTCTTGCAGGACTGACGTCTGCTGCTGACAAGGGTATTCAGTTCACGGGAGTCGGTACGGCAGCAACCTACGACCTCACTGCTGCAGGTAAGGCACTGCTCGACGATGCAGACGCCGCTGCCCAACGCACCACTCTTGGTTTGGGTACGGCTGCTACCCTAAACGTGGGAACCTCCGCGAACAATGTTGTGCAACTCGACGGCACTGGAAAACTTCCGGCTGTCGACGGTTCGCAGCTAACCAACATCACCGTAGTCGAAACAGACCCATCTGCTCTGGCTTTTGCTATCGCACTGGGTTGACAATCACACAAAAATACTTTATAATATATCCAAAGAGGGATTACTATGGCAAACGCTTTCCTATCAGAAACAGACACAGCAGTTGGAACGTCCCCAGCGACTATTCTAACTTGTGGTGCTTCCACCGAAACCACCATCATTGGTCTGAGTGTCGCTAACATCGTAACATCACAGATTACTGTAGATGTACAGCTTGACGGTTCAGGTCGTACATCAGGAGCAGTAGACAGTGTGTACCTTGTTAAAGATGCTCCAGTGCCTGTTGGTGGTTCTTTAATTGTGGTTGGTGGTGACCAGAAGGTTGTGCTAGAACCGGGTGACGCAATCAAGGTCACATCGGATACAGCATCATCTGCTGACGTTGTTCTTAGCCATCTTGACATTACATAAGGAGTAGGGCATGGCCTATCAAGGTAACATACCTGCCGCTTCATACTTTTCTACCCCAGCGGTACAACAGTTTAATGGTGATGGTTCAACAACCACATTTACCCTGAACCGCACAGTTGCAACGAAGCAAAGCATCATTGTGTCGGTTGATGGCGTTGTCCAAGATGCGGCTAGTGCCTACACTGTGCCTGACGGTGTTACCCTGACCTTCACTGCTGCCCCCTCTAGCGGCACTGCGAACATCTTTGTGAACTTCCTTGACCTCACTGCAGGTTCAATCACTCCCCCTGATGAGTTTAAAGGCAACTTTAAGAATAACGGTATGTTCCGTATCAATGCACAGACGTTGAGTTCGGACATTACTATTGTCGGAACTGAGAATGCTAACGTAACTGGACCGCTTACCATAGCATCTGGTGTAACATTGACCGTAGATAGCGGTGGAACATTGGTGACACTATGAGTACATTAAAAGCAGATACAATCCAGAACACATCTGGCGGTGCAGTCACGCTGACTAATCAGAGTGCGGCGAAGGCTTGGGCAAACATAGATGCTAATGCGGCAACTCCCTCCTTACGCAACAGCATAAATACCAGTGGTATTGTGGATAATGGTGCTGGTGACTATGCTTGTTCGTTTGTCTCATCTTTTTCTACTGCGGATTATGCTCCATCTATGCTGTCCTATGGGGGCAACGGTGTAGCAAGTTTGTTTCAGACATCTGACCTTGCAACAGGAAGCCTCGTGTTGAATTACCAGTATGATAACTCTGGGACGTGGACACAATTTGACCCAGACCCAGCAGTATTCACAATTCACGGAGACCTAGCATGAGTACCATCCTAGTTGATACCATTAACGAGAAGACGAGCGGCAACGGTGTGCAGATTCCGGGTCATGTAGTTCAGGTTGTAAGCACATCTAAGACTGACGGATTTAGTTCACCTTCTAGTAGCTACACTGACGTTACAGGGTTGTCTGTGACAATCACTCCTAAATTTTCTAATAGTAAAATTCTTGTTACGGTGAGTACTGCCGTTGGCAATAATACGTCATCAGCAGTTGCGAAGCTTAGGTTGCTAAGAGGGGCAACTTGGATTGCAAAACCCGATAATGACACGCAAACTTTTTCTGGCTCTATGACAGTGTATGACGGTACAGCGGATAATTTCCACACCGTCCACTGCGAGTTTTTGGACAGCCCTGCCACAACAAGCGCAACCACCTATAAGGTTCAATGCGCTACTAATGCTGGAACTCTATTTGTAAACCGCAGGGCTACAGACGATATGGCTCGTCACAGTAGTATTACGGTAGTGGAGATTGCACAATGAAGCACGAAGCTATTTATAATTTGTATTCATCCGTAGTCTCAATAAATGGCGATGGTAATAATGCTGTAGCATATGACGCTGACGGAAACGTAGTGTCTTGGGACGCATCAGCAGTCGCTACAAAAGAAGCTGAGTTACTAGTTGCTTACAAATTAAATGAATTACGCAGAGAACGCAATCGCTTACTTGCTGACACAGACTACTTAGCATTGTCTGACCAAACTATGACAGACGCTATGACAACCTATCGCCAAGCCTTGCGTGACATTACTAACACATACACATCGCTTGATGATGTTGTTTTTCCGGAGAAACCATAATGGCTGGTACAATTATAGCAGATACCCTAGAACACAGCACCGCAGGTTCGGTGACTACGGACTATGTTGTTAACGGTAGTGCGAAGGCTTGGGTTAATTTTAATGGGACAGGAACGATTGCCACGAGGGATTCGCTGAATGTAAGTGGCCTTACTGACAGTTCAACAGGTGAATATTCTGTTAATCTTTCAAGCGCAATGAATAACTCCAACTACGCTTTTTATGGCTCTGCTAGTAAAGCGGCTGGCGGTATAAGCTCTACAAACTCTGCAATTCTATTATTAAAAGAGGCAGGTAATTACACTACAACTGCTGTTGCAATAGGTGTATGTGACAGTGCTGGCACGGCTAAAGACTTTGATACTGTAACTTCTTCTGTGAACGGAGACTTAGCCTAATGCAGACACCTGATTTCAAAGGCACTCACCTGTTTGACCGACTGTGCTGGGCTAAAGAAAACCTAGACGGTGTGCAGTCTGACTACCGTGTGGTCTATGAGGACAGCATTGATGAGTGCGCCAAGATACTTGTGCCTGACCCTAACTGGATGGCTTGCGCTTTACAAGGCGGCATCCTACCGCCAGTGTGGGTGTATCACGAACTAGCCAAAGATGAAGTTGAAGAAGGTTTCAAGAAGCATACTCGCGGCTACCTGTTGCATACGACTGAGCCAATGCCCGCTCTAACCGAAGAGCAAGCTATTGAATACTTAATCATGAAGGACTGCCCACAACACGTCTGGCAAGAATGGAACACAGGCAACAAACCCAAGATGGTTATCTGCCGTAAAGAACAGCTACCAAGCACTAGAGAGTGGCGTAATGCTTGGAAGATAGCTGATGACATAACTGCCACTGATATCGCAGCCTAAGAGGAGAAACCTAATGGCAACAACATACATCGTAGATAAGGACGGAAATCAGATTGATGCTTCCACAGCTACCGTTCCTTCTGACCGTCACTTTCGTGGTGCATGGTCTCTCAATGGAAGCGTGATTAGTGAAGACATGGATTCTGCACGGGCAATCTTCCGTGACAAGATTCGTGAAGCACGTAAGCCGTTGCTTGAAGCAAAGGACGTGGAACTGATGAAGGCACTAGAAGCTGGTTCGGATACCAGTGCTATTGCTACTGCAAAGGATGCCCTTCGTGATGCACCTGCTGCTGCCGCTATTGATAGTGCCAGTGACATTGCAGCACTCAAGGCAGCTTGGGATGCAGACTTGCTTGGTGATAGCCCTTACGCATAAGACACACATGCTACTAGGAGAAACATAACATGGCACTTACTAAAGTTACTGGGCAGGGCATAGATAATGTTACTGTTGATTCTAGTGGCAATGTGCTGGTGGGCAATTCAACTGCGCCATCAGCCGCATCTGCAAACGCACCTGCCCTTCTAGTGTCAGGCCCGAATGACGCAACTATTCAGTTAAGCAGAGAAAATGCAACTGCTGGTGGTGGTGCTATTCAAAGTGCGGCTGGTGCTGGATTAGTGTTTTATACGCATACAGGTGCTGTTGGCTCTGAAAGTTATTCAGAACGTATGCGCATCGACAGCAGTGGCACTGTACTTTTTGGAACAACAAGCACAGCCGCACCATCTTTAGCATATATAAAAGATTCTTCTGGCGGTTATATAGAAAAAAACTCAAATTCAACAGGCGCAACAACAGCTTATGATTTCAAAATTAACGGCACAAGGGTTGGCTCTATTACAACAAGTGGCTCATCAACAACTTATTCCACCTCATCAGACTACCGCCTAAAAGAAAACGTGGTAGCAGACTGGGATGCAACCACACGCCTCAAGCAACTCAACCCTGTTCGCTTTAACTTTATCGCTGACCCTGACACCACAGTCGATGGCTTCCTAGCACACGAGGTTCAGGACGTTGTGCCTGAGGCAATCACTGGCACTAAAGACGCAATGCGTGATGAGGAATACGAAGTCACGCCAGCCGTTTTTGATGAGGATGGCAACGAGATTACACCAGCCGTTATGGGTACACGTTCAGTGCCAGACTATCAGGGCATTGACCAGTCTAAGCTAGTGCCGTTGCTAGTGAAAACCATACAGGAACTTGAGGCTCG